ACCGGTGCGCCCGTTGTGCAGTTATGCCTGCCGGACACGATTGAGGAACTGTTCCTGGAATATCTGACCAAGCTGTCCGACAGTGGCCTGATACTGGAAGGCATCAATAATGTGCGGGGCTACCGCTACACCAACTGCCCCGGCATCGACGGGTTCGCTATGCTGGAACGCCTTCACCAGGCCAGACTGAACGGCAGCGGCAAGCTGGAACGCTTCGTGCTGGAGATAGACCGGGAAGACGACGGAACCCTGCTGAAGAAGTATTACGACTACGGAACGTATACGCAGACGGGTGCCGTGGATGACCGGCATTCGGGACTGAGGGGCAAGCTGACCCTGACGAAGTATCTGGCTGATGAGGAACTGGAGAAGTATGCCGCCCGTTATCCGGAACTGACCATCAAGCAGCCGCCCTATACGATGATCGAGTTTGACGACAGCGTGGCCGACGATGCCAATGTTTCGAACCTGGACAACAAGACGGGGTACAAATTCGGCAATACGTACAAAATGAGCGGGCATGTGAATGCCATCCTGTCCAAGCGCCACCGCGTATTGGCTAAGGTGACGAAGATGCCCACGAGCCGGAAGGTGGAGATAGCCGGGCAGCAGGTGGAAGTGAACAACCCGGACGGGGAGATGACCTATTTCCCCCTGCATGACGAAAGCTCGAACTTCTATGCCGATGCGGAGGATATGAACGATTGCACGGTGGCGAAGCTGGACGGCAGCGAGGGAGACTGGATGATGTATGAGCCGTTTTACTGGAGCAAAGGCATCAACGATTATTTGAACAACAAGAAGTACGCCTGCTACAGCAGTTATCCGGAGGACGAAATGCCCCCGATTCCGGACGCGACGGTACTGACACTGGATGCCATCAAGGAGACACAGGGCGGCTGGCTGGGTGAACGCAAGATCATGAGCGGCAAGCCCACGCTGATGGAATCCTATACGACGGACAAGGCTTATTCCGTGTGCAAAGTGGACGTGTCGGGTTACAGACGTGTCCGCTTCCCGAGCGTTCCAGGAACAGGGCTTATCGGCAGTGTGTTTGCTGATGCGGAGGGAAACATCCTGAAGAGTATTGTGGTGCCGACCATCGGCTTGAAATTTGAAGCCGGCATGTATCTGATAGCAGACGTTCCGGAACGTGCTACAGCCCTGCATTTCTCCATTCTGAACACGGCAGAGTTTGACTGCGTGGTGCTGAGCAACAGCGACAAGATAGAGGACATGGAACCGGATTGGGTGGCCAATGAGGAACATCTGTGTGCCGTTGTGGGCAGTTCTGTAGTGGGCAGCAAGTTGCGTGCCTGCATAACCGGAGCTTCGACCACGGCAAGCATGACATGGACGGACTTCCACTATTACAGCCAGCAGCGTGGCATGCAGCAGATAGATGCCCTGATGCACAGCCGCATCGCGAACCTGAGCTATGCAAAGTACGGGCGTAGGGACATGCAGGAACAATGCGGTGCCGGTCAGCATAACAATAACCGGACAACGGGTGGAACGGCCGACCATGGAATGACAGACACCATCGGCTATGACGAAGCGTATGTCATCAACAACAAAATCACGAATTCGCTGATTGACGGCTTGGTGCATCAGTATGCCTGGTATAAGAGCCGGGACGAATACGGACAGGCGACCGTGGTGCAGGTGAACAATATCTGCTGCCTGGGCTACGAGGACATCTACGGCAACAAGTATGACATGATGGACGGCGTGGATCTGCCGAATGACAGCGGCAACCAGGGCAAATGGCGCATGAAGGACAGCGGTCAGTGGATTACAGGCGTGGCGCACGGCAAGTATATGGACATGGTTCCGGTAGGTAATTTGAACGGATCATCTTCCACCTACTATACCGACATGTACTGGATAAGCACCGCTACAGTCCGTGTGGTCTATCGCGGGTGCAGCAATGCGGACGCGAGTGGCGGTGTGTCGGGTGCGGATGCGAGTGGCGGTGCTTCGTATACGAATGCGTATATCGGCTCGCGTCTGGCCTTCCGCGGCAAAATCGTCCGGGCGCAAAGCGTGGCAGCGTACAAGGCGATACGCGAGGTGGCGTAAGCGCAAAGCGCCAAAGCGTGGAGCGAAGCGACTAAAACGAAAGAACGGGATTCGGATGGTTTCCGAATTCCATTTAAAAGGTATTCAAATACCGGCGAAGCCGGTCGAAAAAATAGAATTTTGAGGTATATGAAAAAGATTATCGCATTTTTTAAAATGAGTAACCGTTACAAGCATCTTATCGGTGGTTTGATGGTAGGTCTATTGGGATTTACTCCTTGGACGGCCTTTTATGCTGCGGCCATTGCAGCTTCCTGTCTGGAACTGAAAGATACTCTTCGGGGAAGTCCTTGGGACTGGATTGATTGGGGGCTCACCGTCGCGGGTGGCAGTATATCCGTTTTATTTTGGATGATAGTGTAATTCGTTTATCTGTTTTGCCTGTTAAATCAGTAACTTTGCAAGCGGTAGAGTTCCCCAATAGTCCGTGTGGTCTATCGCGGGTACAACAATGCGAATGCGAATGGCGGTGTGTCGAATGCGAATGCGAATAACGATGCTTCGAATACGAATGCGAATGTCGGCTCGCGTCTGGAAATCTAACAAATCGGCGTACAGCAGCGGGGACGTGTCCCCGAAGCGGTGCCGAGGGGAGCAAGCCACAGCAACAGCACCAGAAAAGGTGGAAAGCTGAAAAATCACGCGTCGGGTGGAGTTTGGTAGGCTGTTATCAGTTCGAAGAAGTCAGACCCGGGGAAAGGAAGGCCCTCATCTTCCATGTTTATTAACCAATAGCTTATGCGCAGGGAAGGATATATTATCGAGGAAATCATCGAATACTCCAATATGTCGGAGGCATTCGATTCGGTACTTCGCGGAACCGATCGTAAGAGGTCAAGGCAGGGACGATTCCTGCTTGCCCATAGGGAGAAGATTATCACCGAACTGACGGCTTCCATTGCGGACGGCTCATTCCGGCTGGGCGGCTACCATGAGAGGGAAATTGAAGAATACGGTAAAAAACGTATTTTGCAGATCCTGTCCATGAAAGACCGCATCGCTGTGTTTGCCATCATGAATGTGGTGGACCGCCACCTGCAAAAACGTTATATCCGGACAACCGGTGCAAGCATCAAAAGGCGCGGTACTCATGACCTGATGAACTGCATACGTACCGATTTGCAAAAAAATCCGGAAGGCACGCTTTACGCATACAAATTTGACATCCGGAGGTTTTATGACAATGCGCGGCAGGACTTTGTTATGTGGTGCTTCCGGAGGGTGTTCAAGGACAAAAGGCTGTTGGTCTTGTTGGAGCGGTTTGTTAAGCTGCTGCCAGAAGGTATCAGTTTCGGACTGCGCAGTTCACAAGGGGCAGGAAATCTGCTTCTGTCTGTATTTTTAGACCACTATCTGAAGGATAAGTACGGGGTTCGTTATTACTATCGCTATTGCGATGACGGACTGGTACTCGGTAAAACGAAAGCGGAATTGTGGAAGATTCGTGATGCTGTTCACGGGCAAATGGGAAAAATAGACTTGGAAATAAAGCCGAATGAACGGGTGTTCCCTGTGGAAGAAGGCATTGATTTCCTTGGCTATGTTATCCGTCCCGACTATGTAAGATTGCGGAAACGCATCAAACAGAAGTTTGCCCGGAAAATGCACGAGGTAAAATCGAGAAAAAGACGGCGGGAACTGATTGCCAGTTTCTACGGCATGACGAAGCACGCCGACTGTAATAAGTTGTTTAAAAAATTAACAGGCAAAGAAATGAGAAGTTTTAAAGACTTGAATGTCGCTTACAAGCCGGAAGACGGTAAAAAGCGATTCCCCGGAGTGGTGGTAAGCATCCGGGAACTGGTAAACTTACCCATTGTAGTGAAGGACTTTGAGACCGGTATCAAAACCGAGCAGGGAGAAGACCGCTGTATTGTGGCCATCGAAGTGAACGGCGAGGCAAAGAAGTTCTTCACCAACAGCGAGGAAATGAAGAATATTCTCGCACAAGTAAAGGAAATGCCGGATGGTTTCCCGTTTGAAACGACCATCAAGACAGAGACATTCGGCAAAGGTAGAACCAAATACGTGTTTACATGAGAAGAGTTGAAGGAAGTGCCGGTGTATCGCTGATGGAATGCACGAACCCGGTTAAAGACAAATGGCGCATCCGCTGGGATGTGCAGGAAAAAGAGAACGGCTCTGCCTCCTACATGGAAGAGGAGTTCGGACACAAGCCTACTGATGAGGAAATCCGCACATTGGTTATGTCATGGTATAACAGCCAGACTGATGCAGCTATCCTATCCGGATTCGCCTATAATGGCGCCCCTGTATGGCTTTCTACGGAGAACCAATACAACTATAAGGCAGCATACGATTTGGCCGTTCAGACGGGCGGAGAGACCCTTCCGGTTACATTCAAATTCGGTTCGGATGAACAGCCCGAATACCATACCTTTGAAAAGTTGGATAATCTGAAGGACTTCTACATTCAAGCGGTCAGACACATCCAAAACACACTGGCTGAAGGATGGAAAAGGAAAGATGTATTCAACTTGGATTTATATCGGATTGAATGATTGACAATCCCTTCGGGGGAAGGATAAAAAAAAGCCCCCGGCCTGTTAAATAGTCGTCTCACTTACCATTTAAACATAAAGCACCTCTTACCGGCACGACCGGGGGCAGATACCCTCGTTCGCCAGTAAGAGGCTTTTTTATGTAAGCGCTATTCTGCGCAATGATAAGTGAGACAATGCAAATGTACGAAATTTAACTGGATATGAAAGTAATTGAGATACTAAAATTGAACAGAGAGCTTTTAAAAACGTGCCATTACATGGGCATACGACCCGATGACGTGCAATATATAGAACTATATAATGAATATAACAAGTTGCAGACCAATGGTGAAAAAGTGTCTTATATCGTAGCTACGCTTTCCCTACGATATGGCATCAGTGAGCGAAAGGTGTATGACCTGATCAAGCGTTTTAAAACCGACTGCAATTTGTGTGCAGTGTAATCAGGACTTCCTCCCACTAAAGGCAAACTCCCCTACCCTACCTTTGTATCGCAATAAATAACATTCATATCATGGACAAGTATTATCAAATCTTAGGCAAGGTGCTTTCGTCCGGAAAGATGCAAAGCAATAAAAAAGGGAATATCCGCTACCTACTGAATGAACAGCTGACGCTGCTCCCTGCCGACCTTCTTGATATATTCGAGGGGCATACCATAGCGCGGAAGAAGTTAAAAAACGAGTTACAACTGTTTATGAGGGGCGAACGAAACGTGGAAAAATACAGGGAGGCCGGAATCAACTGGTGGGACTACTGCGGCTCTATCCTTGTGAACAGCTACCCAACCTATTTTGAAAAACTGCCGCCACTCATCGAACGCATAAACAGGGAAAAAAGGAACAGCAAAAACTATATATTGTTTCTCGGATCTACAGGAACAGAAAGCAACCAGGCTCCATGCCTTAGTCTTGTTCAGTTCCAGATAGAGCAAGGAGAACTGGTCATGACCGCCTATCAGCGAAGCAGCGATGCGAATTTAGGACTGCCGGCAGATATTTATCATTTGTATCTAATATCAAGACAGATTGAGTTGCCACTAAAATCCATCACCCTGAATCTGGGGAATGTGCATATTTACGAAAACAACATCGACAAAACAGAACAGCTGCTTGCCGGCAATGAAAATGTAAAATTTGAATTGAACGTATGAGAAAGATGTATCTGTCAGCCCCTCTCCCATTTGTCGGGCAAAAGCGTATGTTAGCCAAGGAATTCATGAAAGTGCTGGAGCAATATCCGGATGGAACATTGTTTGTTGACCTGTTCGGTGGCTCCGGATTGTTGTCTCACATTACCAAATCCCTCAAGCCCCACTCTACTGTTATCTATAATGACTTTGATAACTACCGCTTCCGCATGAAGCACATTCCGCAAACGAATCAGCTGCTTGCTGACATTCGCGAAATGGTAGGGAATTCCGTACCACGTCATAAAATCATTAAAGGAGAACTGCGTGAACGAATATTCAGCCGCATCGAGCAGGAAGAGAATAGCACCGGATATGTGGATTTCATTACCCTCTCCTCCTCTATCTTGTTTTCCATGAAATACAAACTGTCTGTTCAGGATATGCGGAAGGAAGCTTTATACAACAATATACGCAAGACCGGCTACCCGGAATGTACGGACTATCTCGAAGGGCTGGAAATCGTATCTTGCGATTACAAGGAAGTATTCAACCGGTATAAAGATATTCCTGGAGTAGTATTTCTTGTTGATCCGCCCTATCTGTCCACTGACGTAGGGACCTATAACATGTACTGGAATATGGCAGACTATCTGGATGTGCTGAATGTACTGAAGGGGCATTCATACGTATATTTCACATCCAACAAATCTTCAATTCTGGAGCTGTGCGAATGGATAGGTAAAAATAGGGATTTAGGTAATCCTTTTGAAAACTGCACAAAGGTGGAATTCAATGCTCACATGAATTACAACTCTTCTTACACAGATATGATGCTTTACAAGAAAGAGGCTGCCTGATTGCGTTTACTTTGCCTGTATTGAACAAAAAAGCCGCAGACGGTAATTTGTACGTCCGCGGCTTTTTCTGTCTAATAAAGACGGCTATTGCAGCCGCTTGATGGCCACACACTGATATACCTCGATACTTTCCACAATATCCTCATGGTTGTGATTGGTATCACTCTCCACCAGATCCAGCTCCAAAAAGGTCTCCCCGCTCAATCCGGCAAGCTGTGCATGAAGCAGTCCGGACAGGTCAAACACCTTCAGCGCATCCTCCTGCAGCTCGCTGCCCTCAGCACTCGAACCTTCCCAGTCCGTCACGATGTGCAGTTTAATCAAAGGTTCTGCCCGGTATTCCACACCGGGAACAATCGCATTCCACTGTATAGGGCAGAATTCCACAAAGACAGCCGGACGCTCCCAGTTTTCTTCCTGTTCGATGAATTCCACATTATGGTTCCACAAGTCTATGTGCTTGATAAGGTCAATGGCCTTCAGCTCCCGGCAAAGCATCCGGTAAAGTTCTTTTCTCATTTTCTTATGATATTATATTCAATGGTAAAATACTCTGTTAGGTTCTCTTCTACAATCTCACGGACGGCTTTTTCCACTTCAGGCGATGTGCCGAGGAAACGGCGTCGGGGAATCCTGATGGTGCTTCCTGCTTTCTTTAAAGCCATGAACATCCAAAAATCGGCTTCTGTATCAAGCCGGACATTTCGTTTGTCTTTTCGAAGTTTGCCGTCTTTTCTTCTACCGAACGCTCCGGTTGCCTCATAATACTTATGCCAGAAGAAACGCTTCATCCGCTTGGTCACCACTATTTCACCGCCATCATTATGAATGGCCGCATAGGGCAGAGAGGTAAAGAAGGTAATGCTGTTTTCCGTTGTCCGACTTCCGATACTTTTCCGAAGCGCCCCGGTATCTGTTAGTATGGCTCTACCTTCATTCCGGATGGGGCTTTTCCGTCGCTGCCATTTCTCACTGAAAAAAGCCTGCCGTTCAAAGTTCTTGTCAAACTCATCACTCATTTCCACCTGAATGTCTTTCAGTATCCGGGCCACTACTTTTTTTACGTTTTCATTCATTCCCAGTCAAAGTTAAATTTCAATTGTACCGTATCGTCCGGCAAATCATTTTTAGGGTCTGCGGACGCTTTAAGCATATTGTAGAATGTACGCTCACTAATAGCATACACAGGATATATGTACCGCCGCCATATTTCACGGTTCGGTACACCGTGACTGGCATAATGGTCATATATCCTGTTTACTTCTACTACACGCTTCTGATAACTGACTCCGTGCCGCTTTCCCATATAGGTTTAATCGTTCATAGACGGTTCTACTTTAGGTTTATAGGGACGGATGTCAAGCGTCATTTTTGCGCTTACCGTTACCCGGCCACTTCCTTCACACTGTCTGCAGACTTCCTCAACGGTTTCGCTTCGCTTCTTTCCAAAGATCCGAGAGGGATATTCTACAACTTTCTTTACTTTACCTGTACCGTAGCAAGCACGGCACAGGGCTACTTTCGGAGATTTCTCCACTTCTTGTATCATAGTTCTATTATTTATGATTCTGTCATTCCCAGAGGGATAGGTTTCCACATTCCGTTTTCGTTTTTGATTTCAGCACGGATAAACTGTTTGCTCACTTCCGGCTGGTAGGCTTCCTCAATGATACGCACACCTTCAATGAAACGGTCATCTCCGGTTTCCATGGCCACTTTGCGAAGCTGCACGATGCGTGAAGCCTTCAGCGTTCCCTTGGCATCACGGGCCAACAGACGAAGCACCATGCTCACCAGTGCCTTGGTCTTTTCATCTTTGGCCAGACCTTCGATGTATTCCTTCACAATGGCTATACCGTCTTCCACCGTGTCACGGTAACCGTCGGTCACATACACACCCAGCGTGATTCGTTTGTCGCCTTCACTGTTAGTAAAGGTATGGCTGCGCTGGTCATCCTTCACCTTGGTCTTGAAAAGGTCTGCCTTCATTTCCAGAATGGTTTTGAAGTTGTCCATCACAGTCTGCTTGCTTGCCTTGATCTGCTCACTGATGCCCAGCAGTACCGGAATGGAGTTTGCTATCTCCTCATCCACCATCTGTTTGTACATTTCGCGGTCATTCTTGGCTTTTTCCTCTGCCGCTTTCTTTGCTTTTTCTCTCTGGAAGGCTTCAAATTCCGCCTTTTCCTCTGCCGTCATTACCACGGTCGTTTGTTTCATTTCTTCCATGATTCTTGTTTTTTGGGGTTATTGGTTTTCATAATCCTGCATTTCAGGTTCGTCTTCCATCAGCATAGCCTCTCCGTTGGCGTATGCCCAGTCAGCCAGTTCACTATAAAACTCGGCTGCATCTTGCTTCTCCATATCAGAGGCAAGCAGGTTGATTTCCTTTTTCAGATTCTCTAAAATCTTTGTGTTTCTATTTTCCATATCCTATCAGTTTGCCGGAGCATCAGGGTCAATCTGAATGAGTGATACCATGCTCACGGGGTTAATCGTTTGCTTTTCTTTCCTGGGCTTCAAGCCGCCTTTCCGTTGTATGGACCGAAGCTTTACCGCCAGTTCATCCAGTTCGTCCACCGTAATCTGTCTGAACGCTTTGCCGACTATTCGGGGATTACTGCAGAAGTCATTGATTCGTGCCCAGTCGGATGTATCTATGCCCAGCTTCTGCATCAGGTTCAGACAGAGACTCCGTTTCCGCCGCAGCTCCTCACGCAGCTTCTGTCGCCATTCGTCTTGTCCGCTCAGCTTCTCCAGAGCCGTACAGCAGGCTTCATACTCCTTGGCTGTCATTTCCTTCAGACTGTCCGTCCGGTTCCACGTGTACTGCAGCACAATGCTTTTCTTGAATTCTTCCCGGTCTCCTGTACAGGGAAGCTTGTTGAACAATGTGTAGAACCGGGCGAAATTGGTTACTTCCTGTGCCATGTCATTTACCATTAAGAATCATTTCACATTCCGTTGATTTGGTACTGACACGATAAATTATCTTATCCGGCTTCACTGATTTACCTTTGTATTCAGCCTCAATTTGCTTAGCAAATATCTTTTTGAACTCATCACCCATTTTAGAAAGTATTTCTTTATTGTACTCCCCGCAAAAACCTATGCGTGAGGATTGGATTTCACGAATTGTTCCTCTATATACCGTAGCGGTCAACTTCATCACCACAACACCGGTTTCCATTTTTATTTTTCCCATATCGACTAATTTTATTCAAACAACACTTTAATGCCACACGAACTGGCCACGTCAAGTTCCAGTTTGGCTCCCTTGCTCAGTTCCCAGTCCTTCAGCATATAGATATAGTCACAAGCCAGCGACAGGGCAATGTCGGCCCGCATGTGGGCTCTCCAATGAGCTTCATCCGGCAATCCGTTCCTGAAAGGGTTTACAGGGTCATAGCCTTGTGCCTTCAGTTCCTCCTCGGCACGGCTGAAGGCTTCCTTGCGCTCATCCATGTCATAATGCGCGATAGCTCCGCTGATGTACACCTTCCCGGCACCGGTCGCCTCACCGCGCTGATAAGCCTTGTGCCGTTCCCACCGTTCCGGAACGACCACACTGTAGTTGCACGATTGGCAGCAGCAGCCTTCTTCTTTCACCGGGAACGGATTGTATCCGTAGCCCTCATACTCTTTGCCGCAGATGCAGCACACTTTCTTTTCTTCTTTCTTTTCCATCACTTCAAATCTTTTTAATGTTTACTTTACAACTTGGATTCCATATCAGCACATTACGTGCAAACAAGACATCACCCGTTTCTATTACGACATGACCGGGCATTTTCGCTCTTCTCACTTTTAAGTCGCTTTGGATGTTTCGCTCCAGCCAGTCATCCAATACGGACCGGCTGGAATTTCCGTCCAGCAGTATCTGGAACACTTCAGTTCCGGTGTAGCTTTCAAAAGCCTTCTCGTTATTATCCATAATCATTTTGGTAAATTATTACTTGTTTGAATGATTCCGTCTTCCCATACCACATAATAGCTTCCCGGGTCTCCAATGGCGCGTCCTTGACAATAAGCTTTATAACCGACCACCCGAATCTTCATATCACAGATATATTTCAATCTTACTGCACCGCCACCCATCGGCTGGCTTTTCTTTTCCTGGCTGATCCAGATGAAACATTTCTTCGGAAAGGTTTCCATCAGTTCCACAGCCTGCGGATAATCCCATCCGGCCACCTGAAAGGAATCGATGATGATAAACTTCGGGCTTTTCGGTTTTTTCAGTCTGGCAATCACTTCCTCCAGACTGCCTTCTGTCACCACACGAAATTTACCCTGCACCTCATTCATCTTCAGATAACCCATACGCCGTTGGAAGCTTTGGTTGATTTTCTCTTCGTAACTCATGTACAGCACCGTCCCATAGTTGCACAGTTCCTTTCCAAGTTGCATCACAAAGCTGCTTTTCCCACTGGCACTGGCACCGCTGATGAACCACGAAGCGTTCTCTGCCGGGAACCCGAAAGGTTTGCTCCATTTCTCATCCCACGGCAGAGTAACCCATTTCTTGGCGGCTATTTCCTTCGGACTGTACGCACGCTTCATTATTCCGCTGTCATTTTAAGTTTCTCAATCTCGGTATAGACTCTTCTCAAACCACCGCATGTCTTCCGTACAATCTGGGCTATATCAGCCCCCGCAGGAGCATTTACCTTGGCTACAATACGTGCCTGGTTGTTCAAGAACTGTTCGCGCTCCTTTCCATCATCCGGAGTCACCTTGCTGTACCGGTCACCATAACGGCTCAACATTTCGGTATAGCCCACCTTCTTACATTCTATGGACCGGTTGATTTTCTCTTTCAATCCGTCTGCCCCCATCATATACCAGGCGCAGCAGCGCTCAGTGGCATTCCATAAGGCCTTCAGTTCCAGGAAAGCTTCATACTGCAGGTCGCCTGCTTCATCGAGGATGATAAGCGGGGTTTCCATCGAACGGAGGTAATATACCAGGTCTTCATACACATCAGAATACTTCCCCTTGCTGTCCACACCAAACTCTGCAGCAATCTTGCGTACCAACTTCAATTTTGTCTTTACCTGCGAGCAGTCGATATAAACGGCATTCTTGTGGCTTTGCACATAATAACGTGCCGTGAAAGTCTTGCCGATATTGGGCATGTCGCACAAGATGCCCGACAGACTGGACTGCTGTGAGAACTCCAGCTGGGCAGTTATATATTCAAAGGTCGGGGTCTTGGCTGCTTTCCATTCCATTTCACCACGGAGGTTCACCCCTAATTTGCGGGCAATGCTTATCCAGTTGGCATCGCTCAGGGCTTTGTCTGTCTGTCCGTTCTTGATTGCACTGTATACAGATGTACTGATGGCTAAAGAGGCAGCATGCTTGGCATCACTGGGATAGTTCGCACGGTTGGCAGCTATCGCTGCTAAAATCTTCTGTTTTTGCGCTTCTGTAATCATAATTCTAACGCTGTTTTAATGTTGTTCTAATTCTATTCTTACATGTCACTGATGGCCCTCATTGCCTCGCTTATTCCGGAGTGCCATTCATAATCTGATTCCGGATCTGCCGACAATTCGGCTGGCAAATCATCGGATAGTTCCACCGGGGGAAGTTCCAGTTCCTCTTCCGGGTCATCCGTTGGCTGATCCGGTGTACCGGTTCCCACCTTTCCGATGGCGTGGTCATTGAGGTATTTGCTGAAATGACTCAGAACTTTGTTTTGCTCTGTATAGGCTACCCGGTCTTCTTCGGTCTGTTCTGCCATCACCCGGTTGTAAGTCACTACCGGACGAACCTTGTCAAGGTAGCGGTCGTTCTGGTACAGGAAGACATCCGTAGGCTTGCCCTCTTCATCCGGCAGATAGTAAGCCGTCACCTTGCGGTTGTTTGGTTCCAGCTGCTCCAGCACTTCCGGACCGCTCAGCCACCAGTCCGCATTTGCCACACGTACTGTGGAATTTCTACGAATACTGGTATCTACCTTTTCTCCGATATATCTGCTCAAGGTCAGTTTATCAAGCGGTCGAAGGGTCGGATTGATTTTGGCTACGAGCACATCCCAACGGGTCATTCCGGGATATTTCTTTTGATTGGGGTGAAGCGTATTGTTCCATTCTTCACAATCGCGCCGGTCGTCCGCCACAAGCTCTTCAAACGTATAATACTTTCTGTCTTCCCAGGTGTGGTTGCTGCTGTCACTCACTTTCTTCTGGTCCACCCGCCGTGCACCTTTGTTATGCCAGCGGCCAATGGCTTCATGGTTCTTATGTGCTATGGTTGTCTTGAACGCACCGTTCAGAGCTTCAGCATATTTCTCCTGTGAGTTCTGTGGGGCACAGAAATGCACAAACTTAAATACCTCACCTGCCTTCAGGAATCCTTCTTTATACTTGCTCATCAAGTGCTGCTCCACCTCAATACCGGCTGGAATACCCCATCCGTTGCGTTCGATGAGCCGGAACATATCACGAAAACAGTCCACTACCAAGGCATCATCCTTATCCCGCCCGTAGGCCAGCCCGATACGGCACTGGCTCACCACATCATAAGCATAATAGGCATGCACATACTCGCCGCCTTTCATCCGACGCGGCAAATCCACGTCATCCATCGTTATTTGTGACAGGGAGAACTTACCACCATGGCGGTGCATGTGCGGCATTTGCTCATGATAGAATTCCATACGTCCACGCAAGGCTTTTTCTATCAGCAGCTGGCTTGCCGGGTTGTTCAGTATGTTCCGGATAGTGCTTTCGCTCAGTTCTTTCGGTTCCCCGTTCTTATCCGTAAAGTTTTCCGGATTGAATATCTCTCCTGTTTCCAGATCCCATACTTCCAGTTCACCGCATACAAACGACAGATACATTTCATGCACATCACTGCCGTATGGTTGGTTGGGAAGTACTTTCAAACTCATCACCAGGCGTTCGTCCATGTGAGTTACCTTCCGTTTGTTCTGGTTGCCGAATTTTCCGGTTATCAAACATTCATAACCGTATTGCTTATATTCGTTCACTTTCTTGCGGAAACGAAGGGTACTGGCAGGAAGATCATGACCAAAGTCTTCGCGTAGGGTCTCGATGGTGGTGGCCATCATGTCCCAGTTATATTTTTCACCCATCAGTTTTCGGTAATCATTGCTTCTGTTATAAAGCTTGATACAAGTATTCAACACGGAAGCATTCACCGCATATTTCCGGGCAAGTTCGTCTGTTGCTCTGTTGCTGGAAGAATGGGAAGCCCAATCCAAAAAATAGGCTACTGCAGCCTGATCCAGCACATAGTTTGAGAGTATCCAGTGGCGAAGTGCCTGCTCTGTTCCACCGGGGTTGTCTTCCTTCACCCGTTCCAGACACTCGGTAGGCAGGCTATTGAGGGCGACCAACGCGCAATTTCCAGCAGCACCTCCACCACGACGCACCACCTTGATACGGCCACGGTTCACCCAGTTCCTGTAGCAGGATTCGGTGATATAGCCGCCATCTATGAGCTCACGTGCAGAAATACACTGTATGTTACCGTAATACACCAACATAGCCGCCTCCTATCTCAATGCCGATGCAAACGCTTGGATTTGGTTAATATCGGCAACCATCACATGCTCGTAAGTCTTCACCGTTTCTCCCTTGAATATTACCTGACCGCTACCATCATTACGGTCAAGCTCTATCAAGGCACCGTTCGGACAGTACTGACGCATCACATTGTCATAATCATGGAAAGTTTCTATTTCCGGAATAACAACCATCACAATACCGCCACGATCCATGGCCAACTTACGGATCTTTGCAGAAAGTTCGGAGTTGCCACGACGGTCATCAAACCGGATAGCGTTATAAACAGTCTTCTCTGTCACGTTGAGTGCCTTTGCGATAAAGTCGCGGTCGGCTTTCGTAATGTGAATGTACCTCTTGTTCATATCTCACTTGTTTTAATGATTAATATTGGGGGGAGTCCGGGGAATCGAACCCCGGCACAAGAACCATGCACTCCCGTGTGTCTTTCCACACCGTCACCCGTCTCTTAACGCCTTCCGGGTTGTCACGCTGGGTTTACTGTTGTCCCTCAACCTTTTCACCTTTTTCAATAATCCCAAGAAGTATAGTGAATTTCTCACGTATCTTCTGGTTCACTTCCAGTTCCAACGTATGCGCCAAATTTGAAGCCGCACTGGTGCTGTTCTTGCGGATGCTTCCGGTAAGAAGACTATCAGTCAGACTGTTTATCTTGCTTTCCATGTATAACTTTACATCATCATGGCTACCGGCAGATAAAACCACCTTCAAGGCACGGTAACAGGAAAGTTCACGTTGCGTCTTGTACATATCCTCGGCATACCAGCAGAAGAAATGTTCAAAATCCTCATTCATGTCTTTGGTGTACTTGTCAGCCTGTCTTACCAAATCATCTATATGGGTCTTTACAGAACTGAATACAAAATCCCAGCAACTCATTTTCTTGTTTTCCATAATCTCACTTATTTAAATTCGTTTATAATCGGTTTCAAACTCACGCCGTAACAACTCATCAGGCGGCGGATAAGGTTCTTCACATAAAAATCAGGTGCGGAAAACACAATCCCGGTCTCTTCGGTATATCTGAAGCTGATACCGTCCATCATCAACACGTAAGCCACCTTGTGCTTCACGCTCTGTGTCTGCCATTCTTTTATTTCTTCGTTCATTTTCTTTAATCCTTAAAATTCGCTAATCACATGCCTTTTTCGTATATTTGGCGCGGTGTTCCTTTTTGAACACGCTGCAAATATATAGAATATTTTCGACACTAAAAAGTTTTATGTAGATAATTTACGACTTATGACGAATATTTCCGACAGGATTGCAATCCTAATTAAAGAAAAAGGTATCAGTACAAGGGCACTTGAACAAGCTATTGGGTGCTCGAATGGAGTAATTTCAAGATGCATTAGCAAAGGAACAGATATATCAAGTTTATGGGTGTCGAAAATTATCGAAATACATAATGATATAAACCCTACCTGGTTACTTACTGGGAAAGGTGATATTTACTATAATACATCATCTACAACAACACAAACAACCGAACTATCCTCTCTCCTTGCCTTAATTAGAGAAAAAGAAGAAATCATCAGGGAACAAGATAGAGAAATCGGACGCTTAGAGGAACGAATCCGGCAAATGACAATCGAAAAGGAAAAACATGTATCGGATGCGCCCATTTCCGGTACTGCAAATGTCGGGTAG